ATTGACGTTGCGGCTAGTTATCTTGACAGATTTGCGCAAACAAGCACATTAGTTAGCTTTACCACAACAAAAAACACTCCAGAAAGGTTAAGAGCTGGTCAAGTATTAGACTTCGAGTTAACTTCACAAGATATATCTGGTGTATTCTTAATAGATTCAATAAACATTAGATTTAGGAATGGTATTACATTTTATGATGTTAAGTGTGTTGCATCTCCGCCAGAATATACTTTAGAAAGATTTTTACAAGATATAGATGATAAAATATCAGACGCATTTATTGAAATATCAGAAAACATTGATACAGAAGAAGTATTAGTTGTTAGGGCAGATGGTGGTATTGAATCTACATCAGTTACAGAGACAGATACAGAAACAGTATTAGCATGTCCATTACCAAGTAATTCGACATTTGTTAGTGGGAGTTTAGTAGTATGTTAAGTTGGCAAGGCGACGTAAATATAAAAGCATTAGATAAAGATGGCAATGTATTGCAAGAAGATAATTTAAAGAATCTTATTACTTCTGCTGGTAAAAACTTACTTGCAGAATCTTTACGTAATGCTTCTTTAGATGCAGAAATTAAATTTATTTCAATAGGTAGCGATAATACTGCGCCAAGTTCTGGAGACACAACTTTAGGTAATGAAACATTTAGAAAAGCAGTTACTTCACAAACTGCTGGTGGTTCAGTAGGAGTAACAATAACAAACTTATATGTTGCACCAGAAGAAGCAGTTGGAACGATAGAAGAGATAGGATTTTTTAGTGGTAGCAGCGCTACTGCAACAACAGATAGCGGTACATTATTTGCAAGAGTTTTATATAGTCGTACAAAAACTGCGGTAGAATCAATCCAGATAGAAAGGACAGACACTATTGGCTAATGTAGGAGAATATTATACGCCAACTTCATTTACTGCTGGAGTTACTCCATTATCACAAGATAATATGAATAACATAAATGATGGTATTAATGGCATTCAAACCGCAGGAGTTTTACAAAATGGTACTAATATTGGAGAGAACAAAACGCTAGCTAGCGGTTATAACTATGTTTTAGTTGCACCGATAACAATAGATAGCGGAAGCACATTGATAGTGAATGGAAGATTAAAACTTTTATGAGTGAATTAAACGTAGATACAATAGCAGGTAGTGGTGGTACGACAGTAACTATAAAATCTGGTCATACATTAACACTTGTTGAAAATTTAGATGCAGGTAGTAATAAACTTACTAATGTAACAGACCCAACTGCGGCACAAGACGCAGCAACAAAAAATTATGTTGACACACAACTTTTAACATTAGACACACTTGGAGAACTTACAAATGTAACAATTACTTCAGTAGGAGATAATGAAGTATTAGCATACGACTCTACATCTGGAGAATGGATTAACCAAACTGCATCAGAAGCTGGATTAGCTACATCTGGTAATTTAACAACTCATACATCAAGCACAAGCAATCCACACACAGTTACAGTTGACCAAGCATTTTCTGGTGGTTTACCTACTGGCGATTTAGATATTAATAATAACAAACTTCAAAATGTTACTGACCCAGCAGCTGCACAAGATGCTGCTACAAAAGCATACGTGGATTCACAAGTAGAATCAAAAGATGCACTATCAGAATTATCTGGTACATCAGACGATGTTGCAGAAGGTACAACAAACTTATACTTTACTAACGAAAGAGTTGACGATAGATTTAATTCATTATTTCAAGATGGTACTGGTCTTACTGGTACATACGACGATGCTTCAAATACTTACACACTTAATTTAGATGCAATAACTACATCTGAAATAGCAGCTGGCACATTAGTTACAGAATCAGAAGGACTAAACAGTTCAGATTCAGACGCAAGCATACCAACAACCGCAGCAGTTAAAGATTATGTAGATACAGAAGTAACTAACGCAGTTACTGGTGGTTCTACATTAAGTTCTGCTACTTTAAATAAAGATGACAACACAGTTATAACTGAATATCAAGTAACAGTAGCTGACGATGGTTCTGGTTCACAAAATGTATTTTTCTACGATGGAGAACAAGAATCTAGTTTAAATTTACAAGCAGGAGAGACAGTAAGATTTATTTTATCTGATTCTTCTACATCTTCACATCCATTTGCATTATCTACAACTAAAGATGGTTCACATGGTGGCGGTTCAGAATACACAACTGGTCAAACAGTAAATGGTACGCAAGGTTCTGCTGGTGCATACATAGATTATGTTATAGATGCTAATAGTGCAGACACATTATATCCATATTGTGAATCACATGCTGGTATGGGCGGCGATTCAGTATTTGTATCTGGTGGTTACATAAATGATGATTCAACAAGCACCTTAACAAATAAATCAATAGATTCAGATAACAACACAATTACAAATATTGTAAATGCAGATATAAAGTCAAGTGCAGCAATAGCACAATCTAAATTAAATTTAGCAGTAACAACTTCAGAAATGTCTGCATCTACTTTAGTTACAGAATCTGAAGGAATATCATCTAACGATAATGACACAACAATACCAACATCGGCAGCAGTCAAAGATTATGTTGACTCAAATGCAGCAGATATTGGTTTAGTAATAGCACTAGGATAGGAAGGATAAAATGCCAAATACGTTTAAATCAGCTACATTAGATGCAGGAACATCTATGTCTGACCTTATAGCAACAGTTGGTTCAAACACACAAGTTATAGTTTTAACATGTCGTGCTACTAACGTTGATGGAAGTTCGGATGCAACAGTTGATGTAGAAATAACTGATGGTTCAAGCAAAAGCGCATTCATTGCAAGCACTATGACAGTTCCAGCAGACAGTTCTTTAGAATTAGCTGGTACATCTAAATTAGTTTTAGAAACTGGAGATAAGTTGCAAGGTTTAGCTAACGCAACAGGCGATATTGAGTTTTTTGTATCTTATTTAGAGATTACTTAGTAAGGAGTACCTATGGCTAAATTTGGTTATTTAGGTGCTAAACCTACACAATCTGCTTCAAGTAATACTGGCGTATTCGGAGTTAATGACGTCGTAGAGTTACTTAAAAAAAATAAATTTAAGTTACAAGTAGTTGATATCGAATATCTTTTAATATCTGGTGGCGGTGGTTCAAAAAATGGTGGCGGTGCTAGTGGATATTTTCGTAATGCTTCAGTTACCTTACCAATAGGCAGCACATTTACAGTAACAGTTGGCGCTGGTGGTGCGGTAGGCGGTCAAGGCGGCACATCAGAAATAACAGATAGTGGCGGTACTCCTATAAATAGTGGTGCAGCAACAGTAGTTGGTGGAGTTCGTGGTGGTACAAATGGCGGCAATGGACTTAGTGGCGAAGTCGGTTCTGGCGGTGGGGCTAACCGCAGCGGTGGTACAGGTTCGCTTGGTGGTAATGGCGGTTCTGGTACAAGTTCTTATTCAGCTGGCGGCGGTGCTGGCGGCGCAATCGGTAATGGTCTGAATGGTGGTGGTCAATATAATACAGGTGGTAATGGTGGGATAGGCACTAATGCTTTTTCAAGTTGGGCAAGCGATTCTGGTTTAGGTGGTCATAGTGGTTATTTTTGTGGCGGTGGGGCAGGCGGTTCTTCGCATGGCAATCACTCTAATGGCGGTACTGGCGGCGGCGGAATGGGCAGACCAGATAATCAAGGTCATAATGGTTCATCACGCACAGGCGGCGGCGGTGGCGGAGAAGTTAACGCAGGGAATGCAGGTGGTTCTGGGATGGTTTACGTTAGAGTCGCAGATTCAACTTCATTAGCTGCAACAACTGGTTCTCCGACAGAAGCTACTGCTAATGGTTATAAATATTACGCATTCGATGGTTCTGGAAGTTTTACTTGCTAATGGCACATTTTGCAGAACTTAACGAAGAGAATGAAGTAACTAGAGTATTAGTTGTTAAAAACGAAATATTATTAGATGAAAATGGAGACGAACAAGAAAGTTTAGGTATAGCATTTTTGCAAAGTTTATATGGAGAAAATACAAACTGGAAACAAACATCATATAATACTAGACAAAACAAACATTATTCTATGGTCGATGTAGATGGTCAAGATTTTCAAGATAAAGTAGAAAGTGATGACCAAAATAAAAAAGCAAGAGGTAATTTTGCAGGTATAGGTTTTACTTATGATTCTGAAAATGATGTTTTTATACCACCGAGTGAAGGAGAAGGTTATACATTAAACACAGAAACATGGAATTGGGAACTAGATGAGTAAAACAAACGAATTTGGATATATACCTAGCAGTCCTACGCAATCAAGTAGCGGTAATACAGGAATATTTGAAGTTAACGATGTTGTAAATTTAATAAGTGATAGTCAATGGGCAGTACAAGGACTTGACGTATCTTATTTAGTTATTGCTGGCGGCGGTGGTGGTTCGACTTCAAGTTCATCTGGAAATCGTGGTGGCGGTGGCGGTGGCGCTGGTGGCTATCGAAATTCTTATTCATCTGAAACATCTGGCGGTAACTCATCTACTGAAACTCCATTTTTTGCATTACCTAATACTACATATTCAGTAACCATTGGTGGTGGTGGAACTGCACAAAGCGGTCAATACTTATTAGAAGGCGGTAAAGGTAGTGATAGCACTTTTGCAACAATTACATCAGAAGGCGGCGGTGGTTGTGAAACTAACTTCAATGGTCCAAAAAATGGTGGTTCAGGTGCTGGTGGTATGCACAATACGTTATCTGGTGGTACAGGTATAGCAACACAAGGACACGATGGCGGTACAGGTAATAATTCAAGTGGTTGGTCTGGCGGTGCAGGCGGTGGTGCAGGCGGAGTTGGTCCAAATGGTATATATTTTCAAGGTAGTACCGCAAAATCTGGCGGTGCAGGTTTATCATCATCAATTACAGGTTCAGCAGTAACAAGAAGTGTTGGTGGGCGACAAGGTAAAGGTGGTGCATCAAGCGGTAGTGCTAACACAGGTCAAGGTGGAGATGGTAGCGGAAGTAATGCACAAGCAGGTTATGGTGGTAGTGGTGTAGTAATCTTACGATATCCAAATACTTTTACTGCAACAACAAGTGGTTTAACAACAGGTGGAGAACAAACAGATGGTAATGATAAGTATTTAGTTATAACCGCAGGTATTGGTGGCACAGTAAGTTGGTCAGTATAATGGCACATTACGCATTTTTAGATGATAACAACATAGTGCAAGAAGTTTTAGTTGGTGTTGATGAAAATGACACAAATGAATTACCAGATGGATATGAAAGTTGGGAAAGTTATTACACTCATGTAAAAAGTATGACTTGTAAAAGAACTTCTTACAATACAATCAATAATACACATCTTTTAGGTGGTACTCCATTTAGAGGTAACTATGCAGGTGTTGGTAGTATATACGATGCGGAAAATGATGTTTTTTATAGACCACAACCATTTAATAGTTGGACACTTGATACTGATAGCTGGACTTGGCAACCACCAGTAGAATATCCATCTGATGGCGATGGTAATATAGGTTATACTTGGAACGAAGAGACACAAAGCTGGGATTTAATAGAATAAGTTAAATTAAATTAAATATTTGTATGATATAATCTTCTAATTATGTCAGAAAAACCTAATGGATTCACGCAAAAAGAAATGTTAATGCTTTTGCTGGAAGGTCAAGAAAAACTTGACAAAAGAATCGACCAATTACACGAAAAAGTAAATACAAAAATAAGCAGACAAGAGTTGAGCGGATGGCTTGTTGCAGTTAGTGCATTTATAGTCATACTCAATTCTTTAATGTGAAATTTGTAAGATTTTGTTTTGCACTTCTATTAATACTTCCGCTGCCAGTCTTAGCGAATGAAGATAATAATACTACAACTACTACTACCACTACTATATCTACTACTACTACTACTACTATCCCAGAAGGAGAAGTAGAAGAAATAGAGACTTTTGATGGTACAACCACAACAACTACCATACCAGAAGAGACTACCACTACATCTAGTAGTACAACTACAACCACTACATCTAGTACCACTACTACAACAGTTCCAGAAACATGGGAACAATCAACTGATATAGTTTTACCAGAAGATGAATTAGATACTGCTGGCAATGAAATAGAAAATAATATAGTTATAGATAATACTTGGAGTGGTAAGTATGGATGTACTGACTTCTGCATGAATCTTGAATACAGACAACATGGTGGAGATGGCGAGTATTACTCTTTTGATTTACCAGACGACCACGAGATATACGAAGTAGGTTTTATAGTTGGTGCAGTTAATAACGAAGGTTCAGTTACATATACACATACTGATGAAACTACTCAAACAGATACAATATCTGCGCAGCAGTACGTATCAGACGAAACTATGTACGAAGAAATAGTTTATAACATTAGAACTACATTAGATACTTTTATAGATTCTTTTACTATATATCTAAACGACTGGTCATTACTGGATGATATTTCATTTAAGTACGTAACTACAACTACAACCACAACTACAACGACTACAACTTTACCACCACCGCCACCACCGCCGCCGCCACCACCGCCGCCAGTAAA